ATAGACGACCGAGAAGGTATGGGAAGCGGTCGCGTAACCACCATCGATATCATCTCAGACGCTATCGAGTCGGCCCTGGACGCCGGGCACTCCACCAGTGATGAGATTGCACGGTTCCTGACCACCAGCGCCTTTCAGCACATCCCAGACAAGCGTGTACGGTTCAATAGCGTGCTCAAGGCTGGAGACGCGGTAGGTGCTCAAATTGTGCAGAAGCTTCACAACGCATATAGTGAGTTAGCCGACATGGCAGACGATGAAGATGATCCCAAGAAGAAGGCTGAAATAAAGGCCGAGGCAACGGGATTCGCTGAGGCACTCAATGTAGTTATCAGCCCGTTTAGCTGTGAAGACCCGGACGACCACCGACTGGTCAACTGGGATGAAGTAGACCGTATCACCGCTGCATTCGAAAAGGAACAGCGGTTCGTCCGCAGAGAGAGAAAGGGTAAGCCACAATGAGCGACTACGGACCCACATGCTGCACCGGCGAGTGTTGTGGATTGGGTTCCTACTGCTGTGGACACCCAGACAACGATCATGAACATACAGAAGAAGAGGAAAACACAATGAGTGAACGCGACGACCTGACAGAGCAGGCTTTCCATCAGCCCCCCGTCACCAACGACAAGGTGACAATCGCCACCCTGAAGCGTGAGCTTCGTGAGGCTCGTGAACTGCTGGTAGTACGTGCCGACCACGCTGGCAGGCTGGCTGACGAGCTGGTGGCCTTGCGTGCTGGAGGCAACACTTCCGGAGCGGTGCAGATACTGTCACACAACGCAGAGACCGGCCTGGACTTCATGCTCGGTCTACAGGGAGACCTAGAAGACGTGTGGGGTCGGCGTGTGGACCCGGCTGACCCCGAGGCAGTGAGCACCTACGTTCGTGAAGTTGTCCTGTGTGCTGAGGACGAGCTGCACGAGGTGCTTGCCGAGGTGCACTGGAAGCCCTGGAAGGACAGCCGGGGCATCAAGGACCGCGACAAGTACCGCGAAGAAATGGCCGACGTGCTGCACTTCGTTCTTGACCTGTACTTGGCAGGCGGCATCACCGGTCGCGAGATCATCGCTGACTACTTGGCCAAGAACAACGAGAACCTCGGCCGCAATAAGAGCGCGGAATACCGGGCGTCATAATGTCACGATCTTCATGGGACACCGTTTGGGCAGATGTTGCTCAGGCGGTGTCCCGTCGTAGTTCATGTGGCCGTGCGTCTGTCGGCGCTGTCTTGGTAAAGGATAACCGTGTGGTCTCGACCGGCTACAATGGCCCGGCCAGCGGGTACCCGGCTAATACTGGCTTGGGCTGTGCCAACTGGTGCACACGTGCCCAAGGAGAGACGCCTGAGAGCTCTCTGGGCTATGGCTACTCCTGCCCAAGCATCCACGCCGAGGCTAACGCCTTGCTATATGCCAGCCGTGCCGAAACTGAAGGTGCGTTCATGTATGTGACGCATGCTCCTTGCGCCGACTGTGCCAAGCTCATTTCCAACTCAGGTGTGTCTAGGGTGGTCATGCTACAAGCACCAGAGGACCACAGACCAGACCCTGTGCCGTACCTGCAAACATGCGGAATAGAGGTGATGCTTTTCTCATGAGACTACAACTCAGAGACTCGCAGCAAGTGGCCCTGGAACGCCTGACTGAACCGGACCGACACTTTGCTGCACTGTGGGCTGAACCCCGTTCCGGGAAGACAGCGGTGGCTCTGAAGTGGGTTGAGCACGTGAAGCCAGCGGTGGTCGTTATAGTTGGACCGAAGATAGCGGAAGGGACCTGGAGAACCGAAGCTGCTAAATGGCTGACGATAACCTACAGGTTCTATCCTCTAACGGCAGGCAACGCCTATCCCACTCCGGGTATGTTCAAGGGTGTGACCCTCCTGTTCGTGAACTATGAGCAGTTCGGAAAAGCACCGTGGCAGCGTCTTCGTCCTTTCCTGGCCACACTAGCCAAGAACATTGACGGGAAAGGGATGATGCTACTGGACGAGTCACACATGATAAAGACGCCGTCGTCAGTCACTGGACGTAACATCCGTCCACTGGCTCACAAGTGGTATTACCGTCTTCTTATGACTGGGACACCAGTGACTAACCCGAACCAGATAGACGCGGTGTATGGGCAGTGGACATTCCTTGACCCGGCCATCCGCGACGAGTGGCCTTCTGCGCGTGAATTCAGAGAGCACTTCGGGGAATGGACCACTGTAAAGGGCTTCCCTGAACTTATCAGGCCTCGTAATCAATACCAGTTGAATCAGTACATTCAACCTAACGTGATAACTATGGTCGGTCCTGGTAACCCAGTGCCCATCAGACGTGTCCGTTATTCTGTCCCGGATAGTGTGATGAAACAACACAAGGACATGCTGAAGCACGGGATAGTTGAGATGGGTGGCCACACTGCCATCGGTCTAAACCCGCTGACACGGCTTCTTCGTATGCGGATGCTTGTGGGTGGCTGGCTGAAGGACGACAAGGGTGAATCGTTCACTGTGCCGGATGCTGCTCGTGCCCGGCTGGCAGCCTTGGGAAAGGTGCTGGAGCGCTGTGATGGGAAGATCATCATTGCCTGTACCCACTTGTGGGAGATCAAGCTGGTTCGCCGGTACCTGCGTCTCAAGGGTGTGGGCTACTTGCTTATCACAGGGGCCACACCAGATAAGAACAACGTGATTGAAGCCTTCCAGATGGACCGCGAGGCCCGTGTGTTGCTTGTGCAGCCTAGGACCGTGTCCATGGCCGTAGACATATCGGTGGCCAACGACCTGATCTGGTACACCAGCGACTTCAACTATGTGACGTTCAAGCAGGCGTCAGACCGCATCAAGCTGTCCCCGGCTAATCCCCACGTGTGGTTCTTGTGTGGCCGTGGCACAGTGGATGAGGACGTGTGGACGACACTGCAAGAGGACCACGCACACCTGTCCAAAGTCATTCAGCGCATCAAAAAACGACCTGGAAGAATGCACTAAAAATAGTTGCCATCTGAGCTTGCGCTTATTGCGGAGTTCGGGCATACTTATATTTATCAGCAACACAGGCTCAGGGCTAAGGCACCGCGACTGAGGCAAGGCGACACGGTCGGTCACCTCTTGTGTTACTGGTACACTTCATATAACCGACCTGCACTACCACCACAAGGAGATCATCATGGCACCTCGCAGCAAAGCAGCAGTCCTGGACACCGAGCTCGACATCGAAGACGTTGTCGAAGAGGCCGTCGCAGAGCCGACCGAAAAGCAGATCATCAACGACGGCATCGTCCGGGTGGTTGAGTCCACCGGCATCGACGTGCAGAAGAACCGTTACAAGGCCATGCGAGCCATCGCATTCCAGGCGTTCAGCAACGCAATCGCCGACGGCACCTTCGACGAACTGGTGGACGAGGCCATTGCCAACGTCGACAACCTCCCCGCCGGATGGGAGATTGAGCGCGGCGAAAAGGCCGAAGCTCCCGTCAAGGCACCTGCCAAGGTCACGAAGGCCACGAAGGTTGCCCCGGTGAAGGCCGAGACCCCGGTCAAGGCACCGGCCAAGCGTGCACCGGCCAAGGCCAAGGCAGCCGCGACCACCGAGACCGCTGCACGTCCGGCACGTCGCCGTCCCGCACGCTAGTACGACCCACGGGTACCCTCTAACGAGGTGTCCGTGGAGGGCCAGTAGCTCAATCGGCAGAGCGCGTCGCACATTAGCGGCGAGGTATAGGTTCGAATCCTATCTGGTCCACGCAGCTAGCAGCCCTTAGTCCGGTTGCTTGAACTTCCTTCGTCATAGAGTACCCGAGCTTCGGCCGGGGTGGACATGGAATCGGTATAGCCTCCGATGCAAGGTAAACGGCTCCTTATAACTTAGGAGTCCACCTATGCAGTTGATTATCAGCGACGAACTTGCTGAGGTACAGGAGTACCTAGCACAGTCTACCGCTCCACTTATAGTGGACATCGAGACCACGGCATTGACCGTCGGCAAGGGCCACATCCTGTGCGTCGCTTTTGCACCATACGACCGTGAAGACGTCATGGTCTGGTGGCCGCAAGACCTGACCGAGATAGCACAGCTACGCCTTCACAAGATGGTGGCACACAATGCGCCCTTCGACGAGCGCTGGCTCAAGAGCTACGGTGCTTCATGCCGTGTGGTGTGGGACACTATGTTCATGGCTTACCTATTAGACGAGAACCACCCCGTCGGCCTCAAGGACCTCGGTGAGCGCCTCCTGGGATACCAGTCGTGGTCTGACGATAATGTGGCACACCTCGGCGATGAGTTCCTGCCACACGTGCCCAAGGCTGCACAAGCCAAGTCCAAGCGTCGGATCAGCATGTATGCGGGTAAGGACGTGCACATCACACGTGAGCTGATGAAGTGGCAGCGCAAGCACATTCGCACGAACCTGAAGCCCCACGAAGACCCGGTAAGAGTCATGCGAGACATCATGATACCTGCCATTGAGCCGCTTCGGCAGATGGAGAATAACCGCCTGCCTGTGCGCCTTGGCTTGGTTACTAAGACCAAGGAGGATGTGTCAAACCGCATTGCAGCTATTGAGAAGAAGCTGGATGCAAGTATTCCACCGAAGGACAGGTGGCCTGACTGGCTACAGAAGACGACTCCCAAGTGGGGTAACACTAACTGGACCAAGTGGTGGCTCTACGAGCATCAGGGTGCACTGTGCCCCCGTCGCACTAAGCCGACCAAGACATGGCCAGAGGGTAACCCGGGAATGTCCCAGGAGGACTTGGGGAAGATAGACCATCCGGCAGCACGTCTGCTGAGCACCAGAAGCACGCTCTACAAGCAGCTCACCGGCTTCCTGGTGCCCCTGGAGGAGCGTACTGTCAACGGACGAGTAAGCACTAGCTTCAAGCTCACCGGAACTGTTACAGGACGACTCAGCAGCTCGAGTCCTGGAAAGGGTGACCCCGGCATCAACTCGCAGCAGATACCACGCGAGAAGTCAACTCGCAACCTGTTCGGCGAAAAGGGGCTTGCATGGCTGGAGGTAGACTTCAGCCAGTTGGAACTACGTGTGGCCGCTGTGATGAGCGGCGATCCGACCATGATAGCGCTATTCGCGGCCGACGCTGACATCCACACATACATCGCTTCCCGAGTTACCAAGAAGGACGAGAAGGACGTAACCAAGGCCGACCGTACCCTTGCTAAGGGTGTGAACTTCGGCTTCCTGTACGGTATGATGGCTAAGCACTTCGCGGACTACGTTCGTGAGAACTACGGTGTGATCATTACCAAGAAGGAAGCTGAAACATTCCGTGAGGAGTACTTCCTGAACTTCAACGGCCTGCCTGAGTGGTACCGTAAGCAACGGCAGGAAGCCCTGGAGTTCGGTGGTGTGCATAACGAGTTCGGTCGCTTTCGGCACTTGCCTCGCGTGTACCACGAGAACTTCTGGATACAAGAAAACGCATTCCGTCAGGCTATCAATTCCCCCGTGCAGTCCACGGGTAGTGACTTCATGCTAATCAGCTTGGCTCGTATGTCACGTGACTTGCGACTGCCTGCACTTGGGGCTAAGCTAGTGACCACAGTTCACGACAGCGTCTGCATTACTGCACCATATAAGACAGCGCGCAAAGTTGGACGTATCGTAAAAGACATTATGGAGCATGCAGATGACAACCTCGAACGCAAATTCTACCTCAAGGCGGACGTCACGATCTCGCGTTGCTGGGGAGGTGAACCGCTCGCCGAGTTCTAAGCCTGTGAAAGTATTACCGGCCACAGGTAAGAAGCCTGGAGCGTGGCACGGCCCTAGAGGAACATGGCCTACCACTGCCGACGGGAAGCTGGTGATAACCCAGAGCATGGTCAGTGGATTCGTTGAGTGCCCTCGTGAGACGTACTACGGCATCGTCTTGGGCTTGCGCCCCCGTATCTCCAGCAAGCCTCTCACAAGAGGAACCTGGATACACGCACTCTTGGAAGAGCGCGGCAAGGGCGGCGACTGGAAGGCGCTGCACAAGGAGCTGACAGCCAAGGCAGAAGCCGAGAAATTTGAGGAGGAGATAGCCGGACTTGCTGAGGAGTGCTACAATATAGTCCTCAGCTATGAGTACGTGCACAAGAACGAGGTTCTCACACCTGTCGCAGTTGAGCTCACGGTGGAGCGTCCCATGTTCAAGGGAAAGGTGCTTTACCGTGGCCGCATCGACATAATCTGGATAGACAACGAGGGGGACATATGGCTGGGTGACCACAAGACGCACGCCACGCTCCCTGACTGGAGATACCGTGAACTAGCCTTCCAGCATTATTCCTACTTGTGGGCAGTGGCACAGGCACCTGGATACAAGGCGCTACGCTACAAGGGGAAGCCGCTTCCACAGCCGAAGGGGTTCATCTACGACTACTGCCGCACCAGTGCCATCCACACGCCCAAGCTGACCACTAAGGGCAAGATCAGTCGCGTGCTGAAGCCCTCGGGTACCACGCTCCCGGTCTTCCTCGAGTGGTTACGTGAGCAGCACATGATGACCACCATCAAGGGAAAGAACCTGTTAGCCATTGAGGACCCCACTGAGCGTGCATACGTTGAAGAGTTCATTGTGGCCTTGCAGCAGCGGGACTACAGTACCGAGTTCCGTCGTGACCGTATGGTGTTCAGCGCCGAGCAGCGTGAACGTCAGCGCAAGGCTTTTGTCACTTCGGCCCGTAGACTGCTAACCTATAAGTGGGATGATCCAGATTGCGTGGAGCGTAACCTGCACGCCTGCTCTGGGTTCATGTGTAACTACAAGGATCTAACTGTGGCTGACCTTATGCACGGCTCCAGCGAACTTGAGCAGAAGACCCGGTACGTGACCACGCGTGACCCGCTGGACTACTACCCTAACCAAAAGAAGAAGGGCACTAAGAAATGAAAACCATCGGATGCACCTACTGCGGTGCCAAGCCCGGAGACAACTGCACTTTCGTGCTGGCTCCAGAGACATCACCCGTTTCGGTGTCGTGGTCGCACGGCTCCAGAAAACCGAAGGTCGTGCTAGTATGAGCATCTACTGCATCTACGGTCGGCCGAAGGTTGGCAAGACCACACTCGCGCTCAAGGGTGCCGTCAAGAACAAGACTGCTATCCTCAGCGCGGACCGTGGACTTGTCGGTATTGAGACCGCTGGGTATACTGTGGTTGAGGACCTGAGCACGGCCAACTTGAACAAGGTCATCAACAGCCGGTTCCTCGCACAGCACGAACGCATTGTCGTTGACACTGCTACTTCGCTCCACGGCCTGTTCCTCATGGAAGCTGGCTCCGGCAAGGCGTCTCAGCAAGCGTACGGCGTCGCGAATAACGGTCTGGCCACATTGCTCAGGACCCTCCGTGACGAGAAGAAGGAAGTCATCGTCACCGCACAGGAGAAGCTAATCATGCCTGGACAGGGCCTCGGCTCAGACGGCAAAGAAGATTGGTCGCCTGAAGATGACGATGAAGACATGACTGTGATGACGACGGTAGACCTGCCTCCCGGTGCAGCTAGTGCGTTATTGCAGTTGTCGGACGTAATAGGTAGGCTGTACATTGCCCACGTGAACGGCAAGCCCGTTCGCCGCTTGTGGCTTGGGCCGTCATCTTCAATTATTGCTGGTGCACGCAGTAAGGTGTATCATGGTAATCCGCCCTATCTCAAACAGCCCAGCATCTCAGGGCTCAATACACTTCTTGGCTGGACCCGCTAGTCAAGATCATCAAAAGCAAGAAGAAGGATAAATATCATGGCTAAGAAGATTCGCTTGGACTTTAGCAAGACCGAAGAACGTTCCGGCTGGAACACGAAGCACATCGACGAGGGTCTTCACAAAATGAAGATTGAAGGCGTGCAGGAGACCGAGGCACAGGACGGGACAGCAATGCTGATCTTCGCAATGGTGCCGGAGGACCCGAAGCTCAAGACTCGTCGTTTCCCGTTCTACTGCAAGCTTCAGCCGAACCAGCTCTGGAAGCTCCGCGACCTGCTCGTGTCGGCTGGCCAGACGGTTCCCAAGAAGATCGTCAGCATCGATCCCGGTGTCGTCGTTGGCAAGTTCATCGCCGCTGAAGTTGAGGACGACAACTATCAGGGGAACCTCCGCTCCACGATCAACGGCACCTACGGCCTGGAAATCCTGGACGACGAGGACGGTGCAGCGCCGGAGGACGACGAGGACGAAGAGACCGAGTACGACGAAACGGAATCCGAAGAGGCTGACGAAGAGGAGTACGAGGAAGAAGACGATGAGGAGGAAGAGGAGGAGGAAGAAGACCTCAACGACCTCTCCATCGGCGACCTGCGTGCCCGTGCCAAGGCGCTTGGAATCGTGACGCTGAAGAAGCCCAAGGCTGCACTCATTGATGAGATCATTGATGCCGAAGCTGAAGGCGAAGCCGACGAAGACGAGGACGAGCTGGAAGACGAGGACCTTGAAGATGAGGAACTTGCCGACGAGGAGTTCGAAGACGACGAGGAAGAGGAAGAGGAACCTGCTCCGGCACCCACGCGTCGTGCAGCCCCCGTCCGCAAGGCCGCTCCGGCAGCCAAGGCCGCACCTGCCAAGCGTGCAGTGACGCGTCGCCGCTGAGCTAATGCAGGAGGCTGAGATAGTCCGACGCATGTTGGCTATTCTCAATGCCATTGACGGAGTGTATGCAGTACGCACTCACGGGGGTTCCTTTCAACAGAAGGGGACCCCCGACGTTCTTGGATGTGCTCATGGCTTTTTCTTTGCTATTGAAGCTAAGCGGTCAGCACGGGAAAAGCCTTCACCGTCACAGATATATAACCTGAAGAAGTTCGAAGAGGCAGACGGAAAGACATTCGTTAGCCATGATCCAAAAGCCAAGGAAGTAACAGCATGGATAGCGAGTCTCTAAGCCTAATCCGTAAGGTGTGGCGTCACTCCGGAATAGCCGGTAACGTGTGGATGCCGCACATTTATAAGATCGGTCACAAGACAGACCAGAAGTTCCGCGAAGGCGAAACGCTTGATGCACAATCACCGGACTTCACACCGCTCCGTGATTCGGTGGACTGGTACTGGACACCAGCAGTTAGCAGCAGTGACAGCCGCAAGGCCAAGGAGTACCCGGCACAGCGCGCTATCTGGGTAGACTGCGATGAGTCGTACGACAATAAGCTTTTAGAAAGCCTGAAGCCTTCCTATATGTGGGAGACAAGCCCTGGACATAAACAGGCAGTCTGGCTCCTCAGAGAATCCATAGCCACATCTGAGTTCCACCGGGACGGCTTCATTGGAATGATCACCCAAGCTCTGGGCGGAGATAAGTCCGGCGTGGACATCGGACAGCTACTGCGTGTGCCCGGAACCATGCACCACAAGCGCGAGCCATTCAGAGGCGGTATCCTGCGTAGCGCTGGCACTGTGTACACGCGCGGCCAGCTTCTCTCACGTGTGGCCAGAGGACTGGGATTCTCTCCAGGGCTGGCCTCTGAGCTCGGTGCAGATGACCCCTTCGGTGACCGGAGTAAAGTGCTATGGCGCTTCTCTAGAAATGCGGCTGAGCTTGGCTTAGCACAGGACCTGACGTTCAAGCTCATCAAAGCTACCAAGTGGAATAAGTGGACCGATGACCCTGACCGGCTCAAAGAAGACATTGCTAACGCATACGCTCATGAGCCGACTCCCAAGCCGGATAAAGAGCAGCAGCAAGCACAGGACCAGTACGACTCTCACGAGGACTCTGAGGACGTAGAACCGTGGGGCATGGCCACGGTAGACACCTTCGGTCCTGTAATTCGCAAGCCGATCTCCTGGGTCGTTCCTGGCATCATCCCCTCCGGTGGGTGTGGGCTACTGGTGTCAGCGCCCAAAGTAGGCAAGACCCGTATCGCCATAGAGATCGCGCTTGGCTTGGCTACCGGACGAAAGCCTCTGGGGATATCTATCCGTCGCCCGTTGTCCGTTGGGTTCTTCTCCTTGGAGGACGGCGAATACCTGTTCTCCAGCCGCTTGGACGGTTCGCTGAATACAGATCACGGTCGGTTCAAGTACCACTGGGACGGCCACATCAATAAGGAATTGCGGTGGGCACCGCCTCAGGCGATGGACCTATTCACGAACTTTTCGCAGGTTGACTTGAGCGATGACGGCGATAAGCAACGCCTTCTTGAGACGATCAATAAGTATGAACTGAAGCTGGTGATCATAGACACACTAAGCATGGCTATCGGCAAGTCAGACGTCTCTAACTCCAAAGACATGTATGCCATCCTCAAGGATGTGAAGACCATTGCCAAGGCTACGGGCTGTGCAATCATGTTCATCCACCACACTCGTAAGCGGGTATTTGAGAAGGGTGAGTCCATCCAGGAAATGGTGCTAGGTAGCACTGCTCTCCACGCTTGGTCTGACTTTATTATGAACCTCGCAGCGCCGTCTGAGGACAGCGAGTTGTTACGCCTTGGAGTACAGACCAAGATGGGCAACGACACCCACTACATCGACACTCGGCTCAAGATCATCAAGCAGCCGGTCCTGGAAGAGTGATGGACTCCCAAGTGGTGTGGATAGGCGACAGCTTGCGTTACGACTGGCTGACTTTCCACCCGGATGCCATAGCGGGGCAGGTTCCCTGTCACGAGTGCGGTGGGTCTGGCTACTGGGGATTCGGGCCAGCACCCGACACCTGTGGAGACTGCATCGATTGCAAGGGCACGGGTCGCGAGTGGGTAGGACTTGCGTGAACACTGATCAAGGTGCACACTAGGTACATGGACATCAACAGCACTCACCCGACGGTCATCTCCCACGAAGGATACACCTTCCTAGAGTTCAACGGCGAATTCTACAAAGGTTGCCCTCGTTGTGGAGGCGAAGGCCAGTACTCCTTCAACGGAGAACACTCCCGGTGCTACGACTGCAATAACACGAGCTCCAAGCTCGGAGTGCACTTTGACAGCCGTGCAGACGCTGAAAAGTGGTGCCACGGAAAAGCAGTGGCACAGGCTAACCGCGACCGGCTACGTGAGAACAAGAGACTGGCGCTTGTGGCCAAGATGGAGAGCTACCAAGAAGCCGTGAAGGAAGCTGACGAAGAGGTGTACAGCTTCTTGGAGGCTATCCACGAGTCAGAAGAACCGACCAAGGACACGTTCATAGCCAACATGGTAGACGCCCTGTTCTGCGTCTCATACGCTAAGCCCTTCACACCTAAGATGATCGCAGCAGTTCGTAAGAACCTGGACAGGGCGGCTGAGCAGGAAGCAGCGTCAGCAGCTCACCCGGCACCTACAGGCCGCGTCGTTGTCACAGGGGAGATCACTTCAACCAAGGTCGTTGAAGGCGACTACGGCATGTCCTTCAAGATCATTGTCAAAGACGACGCTGGCTT